TTAAAGGTCAACCTTGACAGGAAGCTCCCAACGGCGTCTATTAAATGTCACGGTTCCATCAATGCTTATTGGTAATTGATTACCGTTGTAGTCGAAAACCTTTATGACTTTACCACCTTTGTTTACCTCAGCAAGCAAATTACATGTGTGCTCAAGCTTTCCAACTTCTGTGACCATAATCATTAATTGCTGCATGATGAAACCTCGAGAGAATACAGTTGAGAATAATTTTGCTCAAAATGTGCAATTATCCAGATTATTGAGCAAATAATTGCACATTAATAAAGGCTCTTACTCAAGAGCCTTCACAATCGCACCGTGTCTTGCTTTGCAGTCATTATATCTTGCTACTGTAGGCACAGCCCAGATCATCCAGTCTTTGCCAGTTGTGCCTGCCAATTCGTTCAGATCTGGGCATGGTTGCAATAGGTTAGCTGGTATTGCCGGCTTTGATAAGGTCGTTGAGTTGCTGCACCCCATCATCATCAATACAGCTAGACTTATAAACAGGACGCTCCACGATCTTTTGCACTTCACGTGTAATGGTTTCGACTTTAGTGCTTTGCTCTGCTTTGGCTTGTTCATATTCTGCGCTCACTTTATTGATCTGATTTTGCTTTTCGGCAAGTGCTTTCAAATTCTTGCGTTCAATCTCTTGGATCTGCGATTGACACTTTTGATCAGCTTCTTTCAACTGACCAGTCTTGTGATTAAGTACGGCCAAACAAATGACCAATAAAAAAGCGAGAAAACCAATAATGATTTCTCGCCAAAATTTAGCTGCTACAACAACCCACATTTAAAGATCTCCTATAGGCACCATATCAACCGTTTGACCTGCAAGCTCATGATGACAATCTGATAAAAATTGAATTTTCCCATTAGTCAAAAATAAATGACATCGACTTGCTGGATGATGATCATTTACAAGTAATGACGGTGTGAAAGTAGGGTTATTAACATCACCATTAAAATTCCATTTGCTGCCGTTAGGGTGTGAATCGACATGAAATGGATGTAAGTATTTGCAGCCCGGGCATTTAAATAAATACATCCCACTGCTCCAATACTCTAAGTATGGAGTTAATCTGGTTACATCCTCAGTCATGAATTAGCTCCCATACATTTGGCATGTCGTTCAAGCTGTCTGGTCCAAACCCCATAGCAGCCATTTTTACGAATCGAACAATCACGTTTTGCAACGTACTTATATTTAAGTAATGAGTCACAAGCTGCTTTGTACTGCCCAGCTTTTAAATGCTTAAGCATTGAAGATTTTGCAAATGTTGGCACACCGTACTGATAAGAAAAATCAAGGTAAAGGTCGTATTCAGTTTGAGATATGGGAATGTTCAGCAACGTTTTATTAAATGCTTTTGCATCCTTATTCATTGTGAACTTGAGATATTCAAAAGCTTGCTTTCGTGTAATTGCTGGATCCGTCATTTTTACGGCGCGGCCATCCGGGTAAAAAGTTGTACCATTACCAATCGTTGGTCGGTCACCTTTTACCGGAATCGTAGGCTTCGCTGTATACCCCTCTTTTATGGCCGTTGCTTGAACTTGTTGATCACTAGGCCCATAAATAACTAAGCCGCCAAAAGCGGCGGCTAATGTTGAACAAACAACGAATAACTTAGTCTTGTTTGACATTACAGTCACCTTTTAACTTTTGAATACGTAACTCGTACTCTGCCTTTCTTAGCTTATGCTCTACCTTCTCACGGCGATTACGCGCCCAAGCAAAATAAAGCTGTACAGCCAAACCAAGTGCAGCAATTACCAAACCACCCCATGCAATAACATCAATTTTGGCTATAAATCCGATAAATGACCCCACACCAGTAGTTGCTGTTACTTTTTGCGTTATTGTTGCTGCACCAACCCCGAATGCAGACTGAGTTTCAGACATTTTATTTCTCCAGAATTTAGGCAATAAAAAGCCCCAAATAAGGGGCTATATTAAATTTAAATTAAGCACTCAAAATTTGATTAATGATGTATTCAGCAATCACTCCATAGCCATAATCATTTGGATGTATTTGATCAAACAAATAGTTTTCACCTTTAGCTTTGAGCTTTGATGTTGCCTCAAAAAGACTAATAAAAGAGAGTCCGCGAAGTTCTGCGATCTGACTTAATGCATAATTCAGATCTGCAATCCTAAATTTATATACCGTCGTATTAGGATCTTCATTTTGAGTCACGGCAGGCGGTGACAT